AGGATTTGAGTAGTTGTAGATAGTCATCAAGATTGTACTTCTGAAATACTTGAACAGATCCATCTTCAACCGCAATGAGTGTGACAATTTTCTTTACCTCAATACCTGTGAGTTCGAGGAACATTGCTGCGTACGCAGTTTCTTGAACAAAATAATGTTCAACCCAATCTTCCTTCTTTTCTTTAGTGGAGGTTTTAAAATCAATTACTGCTAACTCACCATCAAACTCTGCGATACAGTCTACACGACCAGCAAGTCCAAGGTAATGTGAGTATAGGAAGGTCTCCAAACAGTGAATGTTATCAATGCGATCAAGAGTGGTCTTGGCCGACTGAAACATTCTAACAGATAATGGATTATTTTCCAAGTATATTTCAAGATTTAATTTATCTTTAATATAATCCTCAGTGATACTATGAAAGGCAGTACCCCTTTGTGTTGCTCTGGCAGTAATTTGATTAGCCTCTTGCTCACCTACTTTCTTTCTCCAACCTGCGAAGAATGCTGCGTTCTTAAACGATGTGATTGAGGTAACGCTCGGATAATATTTATCCGCACCAGGAATTGGGTAGAACCTTACCCCATCTTTATTAATTGGTTCAACATCTATCGGTTTGATAGGATCATTAACGAAGGTAAAACTCATTTAGATACCAAGATTGTATTTTGTAATTAAGTATTGCTTGACTAGACCAGACCTTACGATGTCATCTAAGCCAAACTCTATACAAGTAAAGTCCTTCATCTCCTGAAGGATACGAATGAAGTCTGAGATACCAGACTTATCTGATTCTCTTGTTAGATCTGTCTGAGTGATGTCACCACAGAACATAATCTTAGAGTCTTCACCTACTCTTGTTATTATACTATCTAATTCATGAAAATTCAAGTTACTAAACTCATCTACAATAACAATAGCATTGTCAAGAGTAGTACCCCTGATAAAAGATGTAGACCAGAAGTCAATTGTTTCTTGCGTTCGTAAGTTATCATAGAGCATATTAAATGAGTTGTCATCTGGCATACCAAACATATACCTCACCATATTCTTGTAAGGTATCTGATATAAGTATGACTTATCTTCATGGTCACCAGGAAGAAATCCAATCTCTCTTGTAGGTACAAGTGACCTTACCATGTATATCTTATCGTAAGGTGACACCTCATCCAATACTTCTTGGAGTGCTAGGTAAAGCATAATGAATGTCTTACCTGTACCAGCAGCACCATGCAGCAGAAGATTCTTCCCCTTCTTATACTCATCAAACGCAAGTGTTTGATTGTCTGTAAGAGGTTTGATATCAGTCATGTATGACTTATCAATTGGTTTTTTCCTCTTCATCATCTTCTTTGACATGGGTTGTAGTGGTGCAGTACCATTACCGTTACCGTTAGATTTCTTTCTAGCTCTTGGCATTATGTAAAGCGACTCAAATTTGCAAGTGGATGTGCCTCTTGTACTTTAGACATAACTTCCTTAAATCCATCAGAGGATTTAGGTTTGCCGTAAGTAGCAGAGGTTGCTTGGTTTCCAAAGTATCTTTCCAACTCTGGATGTTCCTCTTTATACTGGTCAAGCTTAGTCATTGACATAGCAATCTCAGTAATCTCACCTGTTTCCTTATTAATAAAATCGTACGTAGGCATTGTTGGTAAGTTCTATTGGGTGTGTACATAATCATGGGCCTCAGCAATGATTGGGAACTGCTCTATAAAGATCTCCCTACATGCTTCAGCAATATCCATATGTTCTTTCTGAGTTCCATGTGCAGAACGCAAATCAATATAGTGCATCCATGAACGGATACTACCTGACATATAGATTCTAGTGGGTGTTGCTAATGGAAGAACAAATCTTGCACATTCTTTTGCAACTCCTGCATCTAGTAATGAATTATATAGATTCATTGCATCATCAAAATGATTAGCAATGAGTGCTGAATACTCTTCCTTCTTCTCTTGAGGAATATCATCATTACTATTCTGTCTGTTCTTTAAGTCCTGACTTCTTAATTCAGGTACATCAATCTTACTATCAAGTAGATTAGTGTCAGCATATCTCTGACTAAACTCTTGGAATGTAAATGACCTGTGCCTCAGTATCTGTGCTGCAAGACCTCGTGTAGTCTCAATCTCTAAGGTCATAAATGCTTGTTCAAATATAGACCAGTGCTGATGCTTAATACAATACTTAAGTAGTCCAGCTACATTAGGATTCTCCTGGTTCTTAGGGTTAGATACCCTTGCAACATAACCAATAGTCTTCTCTGCGTCAGGAGTCACAGAGATCAAACGAACGTTAGTCATAATCTATTTTAATTGGTTCGTGATTGAAAAGGATACGAGAGATTAGATATAAACCAAATGCTTTAACATATCCAATCGTTGCTAGTCCAAAAAGACCTGGCACTAACCAATTCCATAACAACATTAAGAACAATGGTTTAGTAAAAAATGACACCACTTCTGCTCCACGCTGGATATCTTTCCTATCAGCAGGGGTGTTCTTTGTGTATACACTCATGATTTCTTTGGTTTCTTTGGGGGTTTCGCTTTCGGTTGATTCCATAACTTTGGATTAACTCTTCCAGAAGTTTGCTTAAGAAATTTAAAATCTTTTTTGTACTTATCATAGTACAAATCAAAAACTTCTACTGAACTAGATGACATAGCAATGTCATAAGCAATCCTATTCTCCTTAGTATACTCTACAACGTAAGTATTATAAGGTAGTTTAGTATCTTTTGCAAGCGTAGGGTCACAGTCTTCATGAAGAATGTTCATTATGAACGATTACCCCACTCGATTTGTGGAAATGCTTCTTGTACTACTGCCTTAGTAATACGCTTATACTTCTTATTCATTTGTCCATCTTTAACTAAACATAATAACTCTGCTTCTTCTGCTGATAAACCTTCCAACAGTTGAACAAACATAGCCTCACGTTTTAAAGACTTCAAACTATCCTGACCACCTTTAACAAAGCGATAGAACCCTTTGGATTCTTGCTCTAAGCGTGTGTGATCTGTACCTACAGGTGCATCATTAGGTGTGTATGGAACATCACCTTCAGGAACCATAGAGATGACACTCTCATCGAAGTTCCAAATCAATAGCATCCGAAGTGCAGAAGAATTGTTCTCTCGAAGAAGTATTACCTTCTCTGCTTTTGTTTTTGCATTGGAGACCTTTCGTAAGATCTCACTAAGAAGTAACCTAGAGTTACTATTTTCAAGTCCTTTAGCTACCATAATTAATCATCATCCTCATCGAATTCAGTGTAAAAATCTTTTTCTTTGCGAAGGTAAATTAATTCATCGTGAATTATATTACCGTTGCCGTCTAACATTTCGGGATGTATAACAGCCCTAGCATAAGCAGCGTTTTCAACATAGTCTTCAACGTATCCTTTTGCTAGCCATGATACCGTGACCCCTAAAAGGAATGCACCGATTACCATTAATACAGTTAATGCAATTTCCATAGGTCTCCTTACTACTGTTTTTATTTAGAGAGTTTCTTCCTCCCTGGTTTACGTGACAGTTCATACGTCCAAGCATCGCTCAGTATACGGTGAAGATAATTTTTTAACTTTCTTGCTCTAGGTTTACCTAGATGACCGTATGCTTCTCTAAGTTGGCAGTGTTCATTGTCTGAACCTCCTTTAATATATTGTTCTAGATCATACACTAAGAGAGCTAACTCTTTTGCTGTACTAGAATCAATAAATTCTTTAGCTTGTTTACGAGTTGCCTTCATGTGCTTTAGATAAGTAAGGCAATCAAACAAGTACATTTCTCGTTCAAAAGCAGCATCTATAGCATGTTCAACAAGGTCGTAAAGTTCTTCCATCAAATTAGATTTTTTTCTTGGAGGTATTTAACAGTGTCGGTGCATCCACCGAGTTTGTCTGAGTTTACCAGTACTTGCGGAAAAGTGCAACCCCTTCCAAATTCTCTTTGGAATGCTTCACGTGTATAATGCACTCCTAGCTTGTATTCTCGATAAGGAATTGATTTCCCATCTAATACCTGTTTAATCTTTGAGCAGTAAGGACAATCATCCTTTGTATACACTGCGAAGTTTCTCATAGTTTCCTCTACAATAAAAAAGGGGAGCTATGCTCCCCTAGTTGTTTAGTTATTTAGTTCGACTTAGAATGTGAACTTAACGCCTGCTTTAGCACCGTAGTTACGGATGGTATCGCCATCGCTGTCTTCGCCAGCAGTAGCACCAGATAGCTCAGCATAAACGCCTGTAGAATCAGACACGTTGAAAGAAGCACCGATCTTTGCAGAGATTTCTGTCTCTGTATCGTCAGCAGATTCTGTATGAACTAGTGAAGGACCACCTTGGACGTAGTAAGCGATTCCACCTTCAGCACCAGTTGTACCCTCGTATCCAAGATGTACATCTGTAGTAGCAGAAGAATAATCTCCATCAGGATAAGAAAGGTTAGATTCTACATTCACGTAAGGACCAGCAAAAGCTGCACCAGCGAGAAGGAATGGAGATGCTGCAACAGCAGCGATTGTTGATTTGATAGACATGATTGTTTATTTTTAAGTATCTCGCAAGGGAAAACCCTGCGGATGATAAGACCCCCGACATGGGATCTTGTTTACATCTACGTAGGGGTACGATCTTTCGATTCCTTTGTATAATATTTATTTATATTAACATACCTTTACATTACTGTCAAGCTTGTTGGGTCGCTGTTGATTCTGACACACGCCCTCTGTAAGGATCAAACTCAGTAATGGTTTCCACACTCATTTGTGCTCCTTGTTGCTCCCAGAAATTTCTAATACCATCATGATTACCTTGGTGGAATATTCCTATATGTTCTGGATGAATACTAGAACCCAACTCAATTTTATAAAGAAGAAGAGGACAAGCATATGTAATACCTGAATTGTATATCAAATCATCTGCTACTGGTCTAGGTTTAACACCTTGATCAAGTTTATATGTTTGCTTTCCAGTATACCCACCTCTACAATGAAACTTAACTAACTTCTCTGCATGATGACGTGTAATAGCATAACACGCAGTAGAAAATTCATTTACAAATCTGGTATGTATAGGAACTGCTATATCACCTGTACATATAATAGCAATCTGAACTACATCCCAATCATAAGGAACCTTAGAAATAAAATCATTCC